ACCCGCACTTCGCTGATTTCGGCGAACGTCTATGGCGACGATGCCGGGACGTTCGATGACAACGGGTTCCTGTTCGACCTGAATGGTGTGACCGGCAGCGACGCGGGTCACCTGTTCGATGAAGTGGACGAGCAAGCGGTGAACGCGCAGGCCCGCCTCCGTGTGCAGGTGAACGGGACCACGTGGTATATCCCGCTCTGCGACACCGCGGCTCTGAGCTAAGACGCATGTCTGTACTGACCGCGGAATTTTTGAGCAAGCTGAAGGCGTCGGCGGAGGTCCAGCGCCAGAAGTCCGCGGTGCAGATGTACCAAGCAGAAGGTGCTGCTGCGATGCTGGAAGTTTTGATCAAGCACCTGAGCAAGCCCGAGGATTCGACGGCGGCTCAACCAACCAATTCGTAACCAGAAGGAGACCGAACCATGTCCGCATCACCGATGACCTACGGCGACATCTCGCCGCGTACCGCCGCCCACGCCGTCGCCAAAATGCTGACGCGCGGGATTCCCCACCTCGTGATCGAGAAGTTCGGTCAGACGTACGTGATGCCGACCAAATCGACGAAGGTCGCCAAGTGGCGGCGTTACAACGCCCTGCCGCTCGCGCTGACTCCGCTGGTCGAGGGCGTGACGCCGGCCGGCAGCCGCGTGACCGTGACGGACGTGACGGCCACTCTGGAGCAGCACGGCGACTTCGTGCCGTTCTCGGATGTGATCGAAGACACGCACGAGGACCCGTTCCTCCAGCAGGTCTCCGAAGTGCTGGGTGAGCAGGCGGCGCAAACCGTCGAGACCCTGCGCTACAACAAGCTCAAGGCGGGCACGAACGTGTTCCTCGCGAACGGCTCCCTTCGTACCGATGTGAACACCCCGCTGACGCTGGCTCTCCAGCGCAAGGCGACTCGCGCCCTGAAGCGCCAGAACGCGATGCAGATCACCTCGGTGGTCGGCTCGACTCCGGCCTTCCGCACCGAGCCCGTGGAAGCGGCGTTCATCGCTCTCGTCCACCCGGACGTGGAGAACGACATCCGCAACATCACCGGCTTCATCCCGACCAAGCAGTACGGTACGGTGACGCCGTGGGCCAACGAGATCGGGGCGGTCGAAGACGTGCGGTACCTGCGCTCGACGATCTTCACCTCGTTCCCGAGCGGCGGCGGTGCCGCTGGCGCGATGGTCTCGACCAACACGACCAATGCGGACGTGTACCCGGTGCTGTACATCGCGAAGGACGCGTACGGGATCGTACCGCTGAAGGGGAAGGACTCCCTCTCGATCATGGTTGTGAACCCGAAGCCCGCGGTGGGCGACCCGCTGGGCCAGAAGGGTACGGCCGGCTGGAAGTGCATGCAGACCTCCGTCATCCTGAACGATGCGTGGATGGTCCGCGTCGAGGTCGCAGCGACGAACTAATCCGGTGACGCCGGGGCTTAACCGCCCCGGCTGATCGGCCCCATCCATCGAACAAGGAGATACACATGACCATCACGAAGAACTATTCCGACAGCAACGGCGCGGACTTCCAGCGCGCCACCGGTCGGTTTCTCAACGACGACACAGCGGTCGCCATCAACATCGAACTCGGCTTCCGTCCCCGCTACTTCCAGTTGGTCAACCTGACCGACCGTATCACGCACGAGTGGTACGAGGGGATGGCCTCGGGCACGACGCTCAAGACCGCTGCGAACGGCGACCGCACTCTGGATACTTCCGACGCGGCGATCCAAGTCGATGCCGGCTCTGGCAGCCAAGACGGTTCGCAGGGCGCGGTCGATGCGACCAATGCTGGCGTGCGCAACAACGTCGCGTACCCGGGCCCGTCCACGATCATCGACAGCACGGCCACCGACATCCCGGGCGTCAAGCCCGCGCACGGTGTGACCATCGCTGCGGCAGCGGCTATCGAAGACAAGCAGTACACGTGGCTCGCCCTCGGCTAATCGCCGACTGATGAACCGCCCAAGTCCCCGGTCGGCCACGAGCCGGTTCGGGGACTTTTTCTAGGAGGTGTGCTATGATCAGTCAATTCACGATTCGAATCGAGGTTCTGGAGAACGGCTTCAAGGTCGAGGTTCCAGACACCGAGAAGATCAAGGAGAAGCAGGCGAGGGACAAGAAAGAGAAGCGGGGAGACTACCCGACGTACATCGGCGACTGCACCAAGAGCTTCGCCGCGAAGACTGTGCACGATGTCATCAAAATGGTGAAGGGTGCGCTGAGTGCATTGCCCGAGATCGCATACGCCGAAGCGTTCGACGAAGCGGCGAAGTCGATGAAGGGCGGACTGTAAACTTAACAGGGAGGGAACGATCATGGAAACCACTGCCAACACCGCAGCACTCGCCGGCCTCGAAGTCGAGGCCCCCAACGCTGAGATCGAGAAGCTGAAGAAACAACTCGCCGATGCCGAGAAAGCCAACGCCGTTCTGCGCGACCAGAAGCAACTCGCGGACACCCACGCCAACACGGCGAACGCGTCCAATGCCTCCTCGAAAGAGCGCGTGGCGATCATGCTCGACGAGGCCCGGGACCAGAACGAAGTGGACCCCGTGCCGGTCGGCGTCAATGGTCGGCTGTACCAACTCCGTCGCGGTGTGGTCCTCAACGTCCCGAAAGAAGTCGTGGACGTGCTGAAGAACGCCGTGGAGGACCGGGCGATCCCGAAGAAAGACGCCGCTGGCAACCCGACCGGGTTCGACCTGCGCAAGGCTCGCCGGTTCCCGTTCCAAGACTTCGGGCTGGTGGTGGACGCCAAGGGCAACAAGGTGGACAACCCACGTCTCCCGCTGGATAACGCCGAGGCGTGATGAAAACCTCTGAGCTACTGGAGCATATTACGGGGGCCATGCTCGACGACCGCACGGAGATGATCTCCGGCGAAAACGACGAGCTATTCAAGACCCCCACCGTGCTCCGGTATCTCAACGAGGCCCAGCGTAAGCTCTGCCGCGACGCGTGGGTGCTGGAGGACCTCACCACCCCCGTAGTGACCGAGATCACGCTGGAGGTGGGCAAGATCAACTACCCGCTGCACAAGTCCATCCTGCACGTGAAGGCTGCACGCCTGAGCGACAGCGACATGGACCTGACCCGGGTCGGGTACGATGACAATCGCATCCATCCGGGGTTCGTGGATTCCGACCACTGGGACATCAACGTCTCCGTGCAGGACCCCGCTGGCCGGCCGCAGCTTTACTCGGTGGACATGGGCACGCGCATCCTGCGCCTGCGTCATTCGCCGGATGCGGACTCGGCACTCCTGAAGTTGCACCTCAGCGTCGTCCGCATGCCGCTGAAGGAACTGGCGGACGACAAGCCCGACGAGGAGCCCGAGGTTCCCGAGGAGCACCATTTGGAGCTTTGCAGCTTCGCCGCGGGCTCGTGTCTCGCGAATACCGCCGACATCGACGCGAGCCTGCGCACCCTCGGGCGCACGTGGGTGTCCGAGTTCAATGAGCGATGCGAGGTGGCGAAGCGCGACCGCGAACGCCGCCAGCAGTCCGCTCCGCAGTGGCGCTTCGGAGCGTGGGTCCGTGGCTGCTAACAACAACGACGAAGACGTTTACACGTTCGAGAAGTTCCTCGGTCTGCGGAACACCGTCAGTGAGGAGAGCTTCGAACTAGGTGACCTCTCGGTCGCGCTGAACACGGACGTGACCGATGCACTGCGCGCGCAACGCCGCGCCGGCTACGCGGCGACTGCCGTGACCGCGGCCGTGCACTCCTTCTGGAGCAACGGCTCGGTGGCCCTTATGGTTAATGGCAGCGATCTCGTGGAGGTTCAGCCTGACTACAGCACCCGCGTGATTCGGACGGGATTGAGCGTCGGCGCGCGCATGTACTACACGATCATCGGCAACCGGGTGTTCTATTCGAATGGCATCGAGAACGGCGTGTTCTCGAACGGTCAATCTCGCACGTGGGGGTTACAGGCCCCGACCAAGCTACCCCTTGCGGACCCCATCGGGGGCTCGCTTCCCGCCGGCATCTATCAGTACGCCCTGACGTACGTGCGCGGAGACGGGCAGGAGTCGGGCACTGGGCGATCAGGGCTCGTGTCGCTCACGGTCCCGGGCGGGATTCGGTTCTACGACATGCCAGCCTCTGCGGACCCCAGCGTGACCTACAAGCGGCTCTACGTGAGCCCGGTGAACGGGGATGCCCTCTGGC